TGATCTTTACGTCTTAATTGCTTCATTACACCTTGAAAATCTTCATTACCTTCTTCATCCATCAAACAAATTTCTCCATCAAATACAGTATTAATTATATTTGTTGATTCAATTGTTTCTTTTACTTTATTTAGTGTAGTTAATTCTTTACCCATTCTACTATAAAGTGTACACTTACCCTCCATATCTACAACAGCTAAACATCTAACACCATCTAACTTTCTAGAAGCATACCAAATATCATTCCAATCACATTTACCTTTATACTCTTGAGCTAATGCTACATTAAATTCTGGAATTAAACCAGGGAATGCTTTATTAATTACTTTAGCTCCACATCTAATTTTAAGATCTTTATCTATAATATCATAAATAACATCCCAATCAACATTTTTAGATGCAAACCTATTAATCATTTTAATAGCATCATGACCTGTTGCTTCTCTATTAGTTAAAATATCTAATAATTCAAACAAAGTATGATTACAATGACTATGTAAATGAATATTTTTCTTACACGTTTTACTTGTAACATGATACTGCTTATAAGGATTATAAGTGTACTCAAGTACTTGTTTAATAAAATCAGATTGTTCTTTAAGTATCTCTACTTTTTCATTGCTACTGGATGTAGCTCTCATTTCTTCAATGAATTGTTTTACTTCTTGCATAAACCTTTATTTTGTTTTAATTAATTATTCTACCTAAATGTACGAAATCTCCCTGGATCATCCAAATCTCTTTGCATAGACTGCAGTTTTTTCTCATGATCATTTATTTGTCTTTGTAAACGCTTTCCATGATCTGTTTTTGGTTTAGAATATTGTTTCCAATCTAACCAAAAACCTATAGCTACTAAAACGTTCATTCCAAGCGAAGCGAAAAGGATTTTTACGTCCTCATAAACGTTTAAATTTAATGATAAATGAATATGCCCCACCATCCAAAACGGAATGGCTAATTGTTGACTTATCCAAATTAATACAAATTTAATAAACTTCATCTTCATCTTTTAAATTACGAAAACGTCTTATCGTTTTCTTTTCCTTTTTCTGCTGCTCTGCTTCTAAAGTGAGCCCACAACTATCACAAGTATATAATCCAGTATCCCAATCCATGCTAAAGCCAGTGTGACCACAATTTAAGCAAGGGTGAAATGGATTCATTTCATCATTGTACTCGTCGTATTTAATCTTCGTCATGCTCTTCTATTATCTCTGCTTCGGGGATGGTTTGACAAAATAAAAAATGTGTTTGGGTCCTTAGGACGTGGTCACAATCTAAATAATCTCTCCATGCCTTAACAAACTCCATATTCAACTTATTAGTATCTTTCTGTGAGAAATTATGTGTTGGAATCTCTCGCTTAACAACATATGCTTTGTTTTCCGTTCCATAATTAACATATTTCAAATAATCTAATATCATCTTCCGTATTCCATTTCCATCATGCGTATATACGTAGTATCATCTGGATTGTTGTAGAAAAGCTCTTCCATATCTTCTGCTCTATGCAAAGAATCTATATACCTCCATCTTTCACGTTCGTCTCTTATTGAGTCTTCTTTTGTATAAATAAGTAAACTATCCTCCCATATTTCCCAATGAACTATATTTGTATCATTATCTAAATACTTGTATTTATTATATAAAGTTTCTTTCTCACAACATTTTTTAGGTTCTACTTTATCAGTAGTTCCACATGATGCTAGTAAAATTAATACTATCCAAAATCCTCTACCACTTTTTATCATACATTTCATTCTTATTTCTTCAATTTTAGCCCAATAGGCATTCCACTTTTTAATTCTATTTTTTATTTTTTTAATTATTTCCATAATACTTGTATACAAACTAATAATAATGCTAATACTAAACTAACTACTGTTTTTGGACTTATACCTTCATTAAAATGAAATCCAACGAATAACGCATATATAATCATTCCAATCCCAAATCCAATAAACCTAGCAGGCCATAATAATCCACCAAACCCTTCAACAGTATATTTAGTTCCCCAAATATAAAAAAATGAAAGTATTGCTCCAAATGCAGCTACTGCCCACTCATATTTTTGAAATGCTTTCCAAATAAATTGACCATTTAATTGATAAAATGTCAATATATGAGCTATAAAAAACATTCCAGACCCTATTAATAAATCAACTGCTTTTATCATTATTTCTTTTTATTAAAGAATCTACTTTTTATATAACCAACTAAAAAATTAGCAAGAGCAAAAGGCCACAATAGTGCACAAATTATTCTTTCCCAATTATCAAATTTTATATCCATTTTCCTAGCGTTGATGTCTATTACCCAGGTGAATATTATTCCTATTAATAAATATTTTAACATAATTTTATTTTTATTTTTCGCCACCGAAAGCCCGTGATAACGGGCTAGGTAGGATTTACATCAGCAACGCGGCTGAACACATGATGGACAAATTATATCATATTTAATGGCTCATCAAATAACCAATTAACTTTATTTTTACTCTCCAAATTAAAGAACAACTTATTTCCATTTCCACCTCTTCGGTTTTTACTGAAATGGAAGAATCTCTGACCATCTCCATCAAACTTTAGATGACCCATTGCTGTTGTCATATGCTTAATTTTATTTGATCCAACAAATGTACCACTTTTAGTAACTTGTTGAATAATTAAGAATGTAGTATTTGTTTTAGAATTATTATTTGCTTGATTATGTTCATCAAGTAATTGTAAAATTCTGTTAGTATTTGATTTACCAGTTCCACCAAAATAATCAACATAATTATCTGATATCTCAGCAAGTGAATCAATTAAAACACAATCATATCCTTCTTTTAAAGCTGTTCTTAAAACAACATCAGGATTAACTTCACTATAATCACCCATAAACAGAATATCTAACTCACCAAATTTTGGGAATCTACGAACATAACCAACCATGTCAATTGCATTCATCTCACCAGAAATAAATAAACATTTTTTCCCATTCTTTTGAAGATCACCAATTACATCTAGCAATACTGTAGTTTTACCAACACCTGGATCACCAGTAATTACAACGTTTGTACCAGGCATAACACCACCTTCCATACTGAAGAAAGCATCAACTTTAGTACCTGTTTTCATTGGCTCAAACAACTTTTTATCGAAGTTTAAGTCATTCATTTTAACAGTTTTAACATTCAATTTCATTGTAGTTGTTTCAACAACTTTACGAGGACGACCTCTTTTTACTTGATTTTTCATAACCTTTATTTTATTAATTTTAGTACTCATGCTTTTTATGCATCTCATTTACGGGGTAAATATACGAACCTTATCTTGCTTCTCCAAATTTTTATGCAGAAATCTTAATATATTTCGTATTCTCCTTTATATAACCTTAAATTTAGAAATTCATTATCATTCAAATAAAGCATATTATCATGCTCTGATGGACACCAACTTAAGACAAAATCACATTCTTCTTTTGATAAAATTTCCTTTGTGTTTACTAGCATTTCGAATTTTTCATTCTTTAATTGCTCTTCATACAAATATTCATTCATAACCTTTATTTTAAATTATTATTTTCAAAATATATATTGGTTAAATATATTAACATTAAAATCATTCCTATATATTCCATATCTCTTTATTTACGTCGTAAATATACGAAAGATTTCTCGCTTCTCCAAATATCTTCGCATAAAAAGAAAAAAAAGGCGCCAATTTCTTGACGCCTAATTTTAAATTCTTTATAAGAAAAATTTATTATTTCTTATCAGTAAAGAATGATGCAACTATTACTAGTACCACTAAACCAACAAATCCAGCATCTCCTAGAGATGTGATTAAAGCTGTTAAATTAGCGATTACATCCATACCGAAGACCATGCCTCCAGTAAGTACTTGCCATAGGATAGTTAATGGCAAAACAGCCATCATTATACTACCTAATCCGCCTAAAAAACCCTTTACTTTTGAAATTACATTTTCCATGTTTTCTGTATTTTAGTTAATATTAAAATTTTAAACCTACTCCTAACATCATGTTAGTTGTTTTTTCACCTGAGTGGTATACGATTTTTGGATCAACGAATACACCTTTATGGAATGTAAACATTTTACCAACACCAACTTCTAAATCATCAGTGTTTAAACCGCTTGCACCTAAGTAAGCAAAGTAACCATTCATGAAGTATCTAGCGTGTAAATTATACTCCATGTCAGAAGATGAATCAGCTTGCGCTACATTCAATCCTACCATTAAGTTATCAGTTACACCATACCCAACTGTTGGGCTAATAGACCATTCAGTCCAAGCTACATTAGCTATGTCACCAGTACCTACATACCAGTCACCTTTCGCATTTTGCGCATTAACTCCAACTGCAACAAGCAGTCCTAGAGCTAAAGTAAAAATCATTTTTTTCATTTTTTTGATTTTGGTTAATAATTAGTTTTAATTTGAAAACGTAGTGGCCAACTACTTTGAATAACTTATCATAATTAGCTGTACATTTTCAAATGTCGAGCGATAATGATAATAAATTTGACCAATGGATCCAACCTATAGTGATAGGAATTTTACACATCCATTTTATCTGCGATATAATTTTCGAAATCTTCAACAAAGTCGTCCATTTCATAATCATCATATCCAGTTCTTCTAGCACCTCCTGCTTCGAAGTCTCTTTTAAGTGATTCCATATAGGCATCTAATCCATAGTCAGCCATTCCTTCCGAATCAGGATT